TCTAAATAAATCTTTCACACCAGTCTCTGCAAAGATTCTAGCAATTAATTCTGAACGCATTTGAGTTTGCGTCATCAAAGTATTAACACCAGTTGCAGTTTTTGAATTTAAAGTATCTGCATCTAACCCTTGAGCAGACTTTGTAATCCCAGTTCTAGCTTCTCTAACTGAATCTAAATAAGATAACATTGGAAATGCTTGTTGTGAAATAGGTTGTGATTGTAAAGGTTGCATCACTTGGTTTGGTGGTTGCTTAGTTCTAACAACACCACCTGGTCTAGTCGTTAAAAGATCATCCATATTTACCATACCATCCATGATCGCAACTCTGTTATTATTTGTTAAATACATATTATCTAATAACTGACGCATGACAGTTGATTTCATCAATTGTATATCTTCAACTAATTCTGAAATTGATCTTCCATAAAATCGGTGTGGCATTGGAATTGGAGTTACAGTTACAAATGGAACATTATCGCAAGGCATATTTTCTAACACCATAGAACCATCATCACCTGCCGATACAATTCTTCTTAGTTCTGCAATACCATCTTCATCGTAATCGTATTTTACATAAGACTCATAGATTAAAACTTTCTCTGTAGATTTATCTGTAGCACTATCGACTGGAAACTCATCTATATTTCTTTGTCTAGTAATTTCTTCACTATTGTAAATATCTTCTTCGCTAGTTGGTAAGTCATTAACTTCATCTTCATCATAACCCATAGCAACTAGGTCTGATCTTGACATTAAAACTTTGTGCGAAACAAAATCGGCATCGTCAATTGATTTTGCATTTCTGTCAATTAAAAATTCTTCAGGTGGCACACTTTCAATTTTTATTTTACCAGTTTTTTTGGTTCTTTTAATTTTGCAATTGTATAAAGTAAAATCTGGTTCTTGAACTTGAGATACATCTACTCCTTGAGCCTCATACTGCTCAATTAATTTTTCAAAATTTTCTTTTGCAGTTTCGTCTTCTATTTCTTCTTCTTCAACAACTTCGATTTCATCTTTAGTATCTTCAAGTAAATCTTTTTCAGCTTTAGTTAAATTTTTATAAGTTTCATGCTCAACCTTTTCGCTTTCGTCATAATAGATTTTTAAGAAACCATTTTTTTCAATTAGAGCATCTTTAAAAAAATTATATAATAATTGGAAACCATTATTGTCTTTGTAGAACACATGATTTAAATACGCAGTTGCTTGTTCTGCCAAAGGTACATCTTCAGCAGTTACCGGTTCGCATCTTACTACTTTATCACTTGCTGTAAAAACTCTAAGTAGGTTTGGCAAGATACTTTCAATTGTATCTGCAACATCGGTTGATACTACCTGACTACGACCATCTATTTCTGTTCCAAGTTTATCACCTAAATAATATTCTAAGGATTTTCTTCTAGACTCAGAAAGATTACCTCCTAAATACCCTAAAGCATTTTCTATTTGATTGGATAATAAACTTCTTAATTTAGGATCTGATAATTCGATTATTTTTTTTGCCATATTAAACTATATAATTTGTGTCCACATGAATTGGTGTGTTCCAATCCGATCTTTCGATAGGTTCTGTAACAGCTCCATATCGTACTGAGTCTGCAAAGTGTGATGCCCAGTTGTGCAAAGGTTTATTCCTAAAACAATTATTTTTTTCATCCCAGCGTTTGCAATATGATTTTAATGCCTCAACCAACTTTTTGCAATTGTTTTTATGAAAGTAGCACTTAGGCAACATTCGTCTTACTTGCTCAATACCATCTTCTACACTAAGTTTAGGTGCTATGTCAAATTCTAGCCCCATTTCTTTTGCGGTTTCCCATCTGGATTTATTCGTTCCAATCTCTCTAACTCTAATATCATGGGGAGCTATATGCTTTGAGTAGTTATAAGGTTTGCTATCTATAATATTTAAATAATGCTCTAAACCCTCACCTGCATTTTCATAGCAGTCAATTATTCTAACTTCATCATTGTGTCGTTGAGCAAAGGTAATCACAGTAGAATCATTCATTCCTAAATCCCACCATGTTTCAACCTCTAAATTATCATCTATTTCAAAATTTTTAACATTACCTTTTTCCTCTAGTTCCTCAATTGTCTTACCATAGTAAGAACCTGATATTCCAGCTTGGAATGAACATTCAAACTCTTGAGCATAACTTTCTGGCGACATCGTTTGTTTCGCAGCCTCTAATTCTTCCTTTGCTATGATATTAGTTTCACTAGCTTTAAATACTGCTGTAAACCAATCTTTATTGTGTTTAGCATTTTCATGTAAATCAAAGAACCAGTTTCTTCCCATCGGTGTGCCTATGAATATTGCAAAGCCTTTTCTGTCCGACAAACAAGGTCTTAAAATAGTATCAAAAAGGTCTGGCGAAAGGTTTTGTGTTTCATCGCAAACTATCCCATCAAAATATTGACCTCTTATTGCAGCACTATTCTCACCGCCTAAAATTTGTATTCTTGAATTATTAACTGAGAAATCTACCCTAAGTTCAGACTCATTAAATTTTGTTCCTGGTATGGCAGAGGAAAATTGTTTCATATAATCCCAAGCGGTTGACTTTCCTTGTAACCGGTAAGGAGAGATAAAAGCAAATCTAGGATAGGGTTTATTGCTTGTTAGAGCAGCCTTAATTAAGTGATTGATAGCAAATACAGTCTTACCCCCTCTACGATGAACAATGACCACATTAAAGCGGTTCTTATCGCATTTTTCATGCAAAAAATTTTGGATTTTTCTTGGTGCGTAAGGAATAACAATTTGTTTCATTTTAAAACAAAACCCCCCCCTAATGAATTGTTGTATTTGAATCTGGATAATCGTCTGGCAAAATGAATTGTGTTCTTAAGAACTCAGAAAAGTCTTCAGCTTCATCGTTTGTTTTAAAACCTTGAAAATGTGTAATCACAATTGGTTTTTTTGTGTTTTTATCTTTCATAATGAAGATTATTGTTTTTAGAAATCTATCGTCCATGTGTGTGTAGCATACATTAATTTTAATTTAACCGGTAACACAAAATCAGGTAGCCACCAATCAAAAACCCCCCATATTTAGTAATTCAAATCTAATAACTAACTAATTACAACCATAACTTTTAAAACGATAATTTATCGTTACTGATATAAAACTTCCGATAACTTAAAGGTTATCACCATGTTCGCTAATTGTTCTCCTTTTGTGATATTTTTGCAACACCTTGTGTGTATAATCTGCTTTTTATGTGTGCAAGTTTCACCAAACATTCAATAAAATCAAGGTTTTTAAATACTTTTTCAATCATAAACAATGTTATTTACTCCAAGAAATTGTTAATGGTTGTTCCTTATCACCTTTTAAAGTTAAAGTTTCTGCCTGTTTACCATACTTTTTAGCACTTAATTTTGATGCAGACCATTGATTGTGAGCAGTTATAATTTTATAAAGGTTAACCAAGTTCTGAGCTGACTTAGGATCTACGAAACCATTTTCAATTTTAGCTTCTAAATCTTTTCGTTTGTCTTCAAGTTCTGAAAGTTTTAAATCTATGCTTAATTCCTTAGACTTAACATAACGCATCATAAGGTTGTCATCGTTAATAAGTTCTTTTCTGAATGATTGCCAAGTATAATTAGTAATTATATTAAAAGTTTCTCTGATAGTCTTACCATCTGCAATAAGCTCTAAAATCTGATCTGCTAGTTTTTCGGTTAGTTTCTTTTTTCTTGGCATATTAGAATAATTCTAAAGTGTGAGTCCTCCAGTTAGAAAGGAAAGAAAGAAAGGTATCTGAAAGACTCACTAGTTAATTAACTTAATTAGGCTAAAAACAACTAAAAGAGGGAGCTAGTAGCCAGTTAATCTATTAGCACAATATCTTGTGTTTTACAAATCAAAAGGTTTCTTTTTGGGAAAATTACTAAACTCATCAAGTGTAATAGGATTAATCTTAATTTTGCCATCAAAAATAAGTTTGTCTATTTCCTTTTGAACTGTCCAAGCTCCAAACCTCTGATTGTCCACAATCCACCGCATCTGCTCTGCGGAGAGCATCCCAGATTTTAAGTCGTTAATTATTTGTAAAACTATTTCAATCTTTTCAGGGGGGGTGTAGGTGTTCTTATAGCTTAATTGTAAAGGTTCATTATTATAATAGTACATATTAATCTTTTAACTTTTTAAATCCTTTAAACCCCTTATTAATATTGTTATTATTATTATTGTTATTACTCTTATAATACTGCCCAATTTTTGGGTAGTCTGATTGCTTAAATTTTGACACCCTGATTACCCTTTTTTTGGGTAGTCTTAAGGTATATTTGTTGGCACTTGATAACCTGTGAATAACTAAATAGCCATTTTCAATAAGCTCCTTTTTAGCCTTTTGTAAAGTATTAACAGAAACGCCTAATTTTCGACACAAATTAGAGTTCCTCAAGTTCCTATAATTATCAGATAATGACTTGATATAGCAAAATAAAATTTTAGCTTCATTTCCTATATTCTCATCATATATTAATTGATTTGGGATCATGGCGAACCCCTTTTTTACTTTTTCCATGTTCTTTAATTCCTTCCTTGCTAAGCCTTCTATATGTCAAATTTTGGGTAATCAATAAGAACATTAAGCGAACA